AGAATGAGCGGCCATCGGGCAGTCGCGCGGGAATAATGAGATGCTCCCATTGCTCGCCTGACCCGCCATTCAAAAGCCAGCCAGACAAATCTTCTTCGTGCAGGCGTTGCATGATCACAATGACCGGCCCATCGGCTTTATTCAAACGGCTGGCTATCGTGTTCTGATACCAGTCTATGACGTTCTGGCGCATGATCTGGGAAGTGGCTTCGCCAGCCTTGTGCGGATCGTCAATGATGATTGCGCCGCCAAACTCCTCACGCATCTTGGATGCGCCATAGCCTGTGATCGTGCCGTCTGCGCCTGTGGCGTAAACGATCCCGCCCTGCTTGGTTCGAAATTCATCCTTGGCCTTGCTATCATCTTGCAGCGCCGTCCACGGAAATATTTTGCGATATTCGTCCGACTGCATAATGGCGCGGACTTCATATGCGTTCGATGTCGCAAGGCGCTTTGAATAGCTGGCGTGAATAAACTCGCAATCGGGATAAAGCCCCATCGCCCATGAGATGAACGCCTTGACGGCTATTTCCGTTTTGCCGGATCGCGGCGGAATGTTGATAATCAGGCGATTGGTTTTGCCAAGAATAACGCGCTCCAAAGCCTCGCAGATGCGTTTCTGATGCCAATTCTCCAGCATGGCAACGCCCTTGCGGGCTTTGAAAATGTATTTCGTATAAGGAAACAGACGCCCTAATATCTTGGCGTGTTCTTCAGGCGTCATCATGGACTTTTTTCAACGCTGCCATAACCGCCACCTGAACAGGCTCCGGCTTGAGCGATCCATCCTCATTGCTGAGATTAACCGTTTCCTTCCAGCCCGCGCGGGTTTTCATCCAGAAGATAGCGGCAGACACAGCGCCCTTTTCGCTGCTGGTAGCAATGCGGAATAGGTTTGAAGCCACCTGCGTATTAAGGATTGACTTGGATTCAGCCAATTCCTTCGCGTAATACTTTCGCAGCGTGATGTCGCTTATACCGATGATGCGGGCAATATCATCGTGATTGATGCCGATCCCGGCCATCAGCGTGACTTGTTTTCTAGATCGTTCGTCAGGTTTGTGCGGATGATTTGCCATGTTCGCCTTTAATCTCGAATATTTTTCTTTACATTTCCCACATATATGTTAGAACATATTTCATAGGAGCATATCATGACCCGCAAGAAAATTCACCCAGCCGATGTTGAAAACGCCCGCATTGTAGAAAATGCTGTCCGTTTTGAGGTTTCCATGTTTCTTGGCACAGGCGAATTTGCCAGAGCAGAAGCCACAACCCGCTCTGAAGCTGAACAGGCAGCAAGAGACATGAAGGCGCATTATTCAACATCAAGCCGCTTTCCCATGATCTATGCCGTAGATGATCGCAATCGTTCCGCTCCTATACCCTATCAATCCGCTTTAGCCTCATCCCGTATTCATTAGGCTGATCTGATATTTCTATATCATCACGCCTTATGAGTTTTTGTTTTTTGAAGCGCGTATAGTCAACGTGATGATGCCAGCGCTGAAATTTGAATTTCATTTTACAGCAATCTGGATGCACATCTAATAACATCTTCGATTTATTGATTGTTCCACCATCTGCATAAGGCGACTTATTAGTGACCTTTCCCTCAGAATGATAAAACTCTTGCGTATTGCCTCCCGGCAATACCTGCGTTTGCATTTTTTCTTGAAGAAAAGCGTTAAACTGAATTGTACACCATTTTGCTTTGAGCATATCAAGCGAAAGGATTGTATCTTCGTTATACCGTCCTCTCCAACGAAACGGAACATCATTTTTGATTAGATTGCAGGAATATATGCGAGTATTGATAATGAACGGAGGAAGTTTTGATGCGCCGAATGCAAACATCGCATAATTTGGCCCAGCCATTGCGACGTTATTATAACGCAGCACAAAATCTTCCATAACTCTCCAGAATGATGGGGAGCAGACTTTAATGCGCTCTTTGTTCGTCATTCTTTTGAATGATTTAATATTGTCATCCATAACCCAATGCCAATCGAAACCATTTTTAATAGAATGATCCCAAGCAAAGTTTCGCGCTGGTCCCGGCCCTGTGCTTTTTGATAATCCAAGATTGTCACACAGTTCGTATTTTTCTTTGAAAGACATATCAAGCTCTAAAGGAGTTGCGAGCAATCTCATTGCGCGAATTGACCGCTCGTAATCCTTCATTTGTTGAGGCTCAATAATAATAAAATGCGGCACCTGCATTTCAGTAAGAGCCTTTGACGTAATCATAAATTCATGTCTTCCCTTAGAAGGAATATATAAGGGAAATTGAGGTTTATTGCTCATCTTGGAACCATCGTTTTGATTTAAGATCACGACGCTCTTTCTCAGGAAACCAAATTGATTTTGTTTTCCCAGTGTCGTCTTGCTGAATTAAAGTGAAAAATTTCTCAACATCCTCTTTGCTATCGAAATTAACTACAATCTTTCTAAAACATGGATCATCATCTATAAATTCAGGCATCCCCTTCCACTCTTCCTCCGCATTAGTTTCTCCTACTTCTGTTTCTAAAAATATATTAGTCATCTCCCCAACGCTAAAACCGATCTTATCTAGATCAAAATTCATTTCGCCTATATCTTGCAACTCGACCTTTAATATATCCATATCCCATCCGCTATTAAGCGCCAGCTTATTATCCGCCAGCACATAAGCCCGGCGCTGCGCTTCGCTCCAGCCTCGCGCGACCATGACAGGCACTTCCTCAATGCCCAGCTTTCTAGCCGCCATGACGCGCCCGTGGCCAGCGATGATCTGGCCTTCTTCATCGACTAGAACAGGCGTTGTCCAGCCCCATTCTTTGATGCTGGCCGCGATCTGCGCCACCTGCTCGTCGCTGTGCGTCCGGGCGTTTCGGGCGTATGGGATCAGGCTTTCAACTGAGCGCCGCTCGACATGATCGGCGGGCCATTCGTTTTTATCCTTCGCCATTATTCTGCCCCACCGTCCGTGCTTTTGCTTCGATCCATTCCAGATCGACTTTGCCTTCGCGGACAGCTTCCATGATCAGAACTATAGAGCGCGGTGTCGGGTTTTTCCCGGCCAGCCAGTTGTCGACCGTGCGCGTGGTCGAGCCAGCGATTTCAGCCGCGCGGGCCTTTGAGATTTTATAGTCGTCAAGAAATTGTTTCAACATGGTTCGCTCCTGTTTTGGCTCGCGTAATATATTCGCATAGTTTTATTCTGTAAAACATTCGGCAATCTTACGCACAATTATTTCACAACCCTCACTGGCTTAACGTCGATTGAACGCATCAGAGTGTCCACGAAGGCATATGCCAGTTCGACGGCGCGTTCGTCTTTCATATGGACGCAGGCGGTTAGCAAATATTGTGCTGCCTGCGCTCGCTGCGCAGCAATGTCATAGAAATGCGGGCAGCCTTCCTCTGAACGCTCGATGTATTCCACTTCATCTTCGCTCATGACTTACCCCATTGCGCTTGCGTTGGCCCTTTGGGTTTCTCCAGAAAGATTTCAGAATATGAAACATGGCCGAAGCGGTCGTTGACAAACACAAGCGGCTGGGACGGGATCGACGGCGGGGCGCGCAGGGACTTCGCGGCGTATTCGTCAAAGCCTTTCAGGCTGTTCGCCACAATGATGCCGGGCAAGTAAAGAGGCTGGTGCCAGTGGCCCATCAAAAGATAGTCAAAGTCCCTCCCGAAAGCCGCCGCTTGCTTGCCAACTTTCAGGCTGCCGCGCATGATCGGGCCAACCGAACCAATGATGCCGTCACCGCCACGCACGCCCAGCATGTCGCCGTGGGTGGCAAGGTATCGCTGCCCGAAAATCCGAAAGTGGACTTCGTTCGTCGGAGGATTGTCGAAGACAATTCTCTTATCCTTCGAGAAATGCCGAATAAGCATTTCGTAAATCAACCAGTCGAAATTAGTGTAAACCGTGCCCTTGAACTCCGGCTTGTGCGTGTTCCGGCCATGATTGCCGGATGTGCAGGGGATATAGAGCGATTTAAATTCATCCGCCATCCGCTCCAGCGCCCATGCCAAGGTGTCACGAACATGCAACGCCGCCTGCATCTGGGTTAGTTCGTCGGAGCGCAGCAGTTCAGGGTGCAGACCGCCGGAGATAAAATCGCCCAGCAGGCAAACCACAGCGCCCTGATAATTCCCCGGCCCGTGATTGCGACACAGGTGGATTGTGGTTTCCACCAAATCGCGAACCCGGCGTTCCATAATCTGGGAATTATATTCGTTCAGCCCGTGCAATTCGCGCGGGTTCACAACCTCGCCAGCGTGCCAGTCGCTCCAGATTGTCAGAACGATATGCTTGCCTTTCCCCTTCCCGTCCGTGGCCAGCGTCCATTTTGGCGGCTCGACGGGCGTGGATGCCATGTTCCCGATCACGGCCAAGATCGCCTTGTCGATTGTCTCCGCCTCTTCCATCTCACGCAGCCGCCGCTTTAGCGACTTCACTTCGTCCGCCATATTGACGCCAGACGCGGCTACCTCTGGCGCTTGGTAGAGGCTCCAGTCCGGCACAATTCCCATCCGCTCCATGATAGCGACACGGCCCTGCATCGTGGCTCTAGCGATGCCCAGACGCTGCGCCGCGATGGTCATGGCGGACATGGTGCTGCCCAACCCAGCGTGGACACCGGGCGGCGTGAAGCCATCTCGCAACGCCTGCTCAATTTCTTTTTTCATCAGCAAGGCGACTTTGCGCGGCAATGGTGCGGGCGGCATGTATGCTCCAAGAAACTATTTCATAAAAAGATTATATCAGAAAATGTATGTATTTTTAATAGTGGAAACAATTGTGACAATGCCCGGCACTGTCCCAGCGCCAGACAAGCCGGGCTTTTGTGTGGCCCGGCTACCTTTGTTGTGCCATGGCTATATCTGGTCAAGGGGTGAGATTAGCCCGCACCATCGGAATGGTTGTCGCCTTGAACTCCGCGACGGTCATCGGGCGGGCGGATTGGTAATAGGCCGCTTCCGTGCCATCCGGCCTCGCCTCAAAAAACGCCGTAAAGCGCGGGCGTCCGGCAGCGTCGTGATCGTAAGGCTCGCCTACAAGAAAGCCTGCGCCAGTCTGGCAAGCTGGCGGCAAACATTCCAGCATTTCCCAAAAGCGTTCCGAGGTTGTGGTTTTGAATTTGATTGCTGCGGTCATTTTTTCCTCCGTTGCTTAGTCTTTCAAACAATAGTCTGCAGCCCAGATCGCGGCGTTGTTTAACTGGCGTTGCCATGCTCCGGCCATGGGCGACCAGCGAAAACCGTTGCTTTTTAACTTGGTTCGCATGGCCTCATCTGGCTTGCCGGGGAAAAGAATTTGCAAGCGGTTTTCCTCGACATTATGCACGATCTTGACGCCGTTTGGCCGGTTTTCTTCCTTATGCTCACGGGTGGCGGCTTTCTCCAGCTGCTCAATCCGTAATTTGATGCGGCGCATATTCGCACTATTATTGGTGAGACAATAGGCTGGAAATGGCGAGTCTACCCATGTGCCATCGGACTGACGCCCGGCCTTGTTGCCTTTTGCTTTCCATTTAGCGTTGTAGTCCTTCATGGCGGCTTGCCGGGTTTCGCACTCCGCCAGTTCTGTTTTTAACTTAGCGATCGCGTCCGGATCGTCGCTGCTGATTCCGCCTGTTCCTACACTTGCCGCCCTGCCGGCTAGTTCGGCCGCGCGCTTGCTTTCTTCAATGCTTTTGCGCATGGCGTTGTCTGCGCGCCGGATCGCCGCCCTGTGCCTGCCTTCGCTATGGTGACCAACTAAAATCGGCTGGCCGAACGGAATGCCTCTCACTTCCTCGCGCAAGTTAGCGCGCCGGAATGCGGCATCTGCGCTGGCTTGTGCCTTTTCCGCAGCAGCCTCAAGGCGGGCGCGGCGTTCTTCCAGTTTGCGCTCATATACGTTCATTGTTTTATCCTCCTGTGTGGTGGGGAGGGGCCGAAGCCCCTCAGGAATTTCTCAGCGCTGCGACGCGGGCGTCAAAAGCTCTGAGCGCAGCGGCGAATGTCTCGTCTGTCAGGATACGCTGTTCGATCAGCGTGTCCTTCATATTCCCGAAATAACTATCAACCGCGTTTTCAAGGCAGGCATATTCATGCTGCTGATCGAAAGCCTCCTCAGCGTTCGCGATGCCGATTTGCTGCGCGATTGTCAGGTTGCTGCTCATTTCAGTCTCCCGTCCGGCGGACCATCCGCCTTCCATGAAATTATTTCTATAGAATTTCCCCACCCATGTCCAGAAATATTTTCAACAATCGAACATAAGAAAATATTCCCCATCATCGCCTTATCCTGAGCCATATCCAATCCGGGGAACAAACCGCCCGCGAAGGAATGGGAAAAGGGAAAATACCTAAAGGTATTTTTCCCGTTTTTCCCAGAAATTCCTTCTTTTGCCCCCGTTTGAAAATTCGGGAATTTTCCCAGATTTTCCCTTTTTCCCGCTTAACCTTAACCATTGTTCTTTCGCATCATAAGAATATTTGCCGTTTCCTGATCGCATATCACCCAGCCGCTGGCGTGTTCTTTAAGAAAAATATCCATCATTGGTTGGATGAATGGCGACTTTGGTTTGGCATATCTTTCAGCAGTTTTGCCGGTATAGGTGGTTTCATTCTGCATGTAAGTCATCAAGGCTTGTTTGGTGACGTATGGCATACCATCCAGAATTTCCGCCCCAGATGCCCACCAAGCGGCCTCCATAATTTTCTTTTTATCGTGCAATTTCTGGTCAACTTTAGTCGGCGGCGCATTGGTCAAGCGGATCACGGCGCTGGAAACCTTTTCGCCGTCTTCGTCAATCCAGCCCGGAATTTCGACGCTTTGCAATTCGCAGTAGACCGGATCAGGCTCCTCGCCATCCTTCATCTTCCGGGGAATGATGCTGATCGGCTCGCCTTTTTTTCCCGGCGCTATGCTGATCTCGATTTCCAACGCGCCCTTCCACGCGCTCGATCCGCGACCCCGGTGCTGGGCCTCCTCACTGACGCCTGTGTGATGCACCAGCAGGACGCTGCACGAAAATTCCCGCATCAGGGCCGCGCAGGCGTCGATCATCGTTTTGGCGTCTTGAGCGCTGTTCTCGTCGCCATTCAAAAAGCGGTGCAGTGTATCAACCACAATCAGCTTAGGCGGCTCTGGGAGCGCCCTGACGGCATCAATGACCCGCCAATAGCCTTCCGATGTATTCAGGTCGCACCCGGCCTTAGAAAGCCACATATTTAGACGTTTAGCCTTATGGTGAGATTTCCATGCCGCGATGCGACCCCGTAGCCCGTGCCAGCCTTCACCGGCCAGATAGACCACCGGGCCGGGGTGGATTTTATTGCCGGCCCAGAAAGACATGTTTGCGGCCATGTGCAGGCACCAGTCTAGCACGACAAAGGTCTTGCCGCCGCCGCTGGGGCCGTGAACCATGATCAGGGCATCGCGCTGGAGCCAGTGTTTGATCAGCCATGAAATCGGCGCTGTCTGGGCGGAAAATTCATCGGCTGGGATAAGCCAATCGGTATTCACCGGCATCAGCAGCGCAGACAGATCGCCGCCATTAGCGCGAAAATCATTCGCATCGCCCGGCTCCGGCGGCATGATAACCCGCGCCCCGAATTTAGCTGATGACTGATCTGCGTATTTCTGCCCGACGCCGGAAGCGTCATTGTCAGCCACGATTGTGATTTCCTGCGTGGGGCCGAATTTCTCGCGGATTGAGCCTGTCACCGGCACCAGATTGGACGCTGAATAGGCGACCACGCATGGCCGATTGGTGACTTCATGGATTGTGGCGGCGGTCGCGAAACCCTCTGCAATATAGATAACGCCCGGATCATCATTCGTGCCGACTTGCCAGTATTTGCCGCTGGTGGCGCCGCTGGCATGGTAAAGTTTTCCGCCCTCTGGATCAATGTATTGCAAACTGGACAGCTTGTTGTCATCGCCATAGAGCGGCACGATCAACCGCCCGTCGCCTGTAATCCGCGCGCCATGGGGCTTGATGCCTTTCCGGACTAGATAGGGGTGGCCTTCCTCCGCGTGGCGGGCTTCGACCCATATTTTCTCGACCGTATTGGCAGCAGCTTGCCGGGATTTTTCTAGTTCTGTGTCGCGGGCGGCTTTTGCCTCCGTCATCCGGCGCTGGTTTATGATCTCCTCCGCTGGCGACAATTCCCGGCCAATGTCAGCCCGCCAGTTGTGTTCGATGCCAGATCGCCAATCACCGAATTTGCCTGCCGGAATGCCGTCCGAATAAAAGACATACCAGCCGCTTTTGTCGATGCCCGGCGTTCCCTTCGTGCCAGATCGAAAGCGGTGCAGCTTGCCGTCGATGTATATCGGGAACGGCGGCTCCAGCCCCGCCGCCTGCATGGCATCTGCGATCTGGTGTTCGATTGGTGCGGGCTCGACAATCGGCGGCGGAACGAACGGGAGGTCGAAAATTTTAACCATTGAGATTGAAGCCTTTCCGCTGAAGGTAAACGACCAGCTTAGACATCGTATCGAACCGGCAGGATTGCCCGGCCATGATCCGATACAGCGAATTTTCATGGATGCCCGCGCCCTTAGCCACGGCTCGCAGGTTCATGTCTTTGAGTATTTCCTTGATTTTGTCGATATTTATCATTTTTTTGTCCCTTTTTCGAAATTAGAGGTTTACATTACAACAAAAGGTCTGTAAATAGCAAATCGTTGCCCAAACGGAATAGGCCGAACGGGCGCGGGAGAATATCATGACACAAGAAGACATGCCGAAAATGTTTTGGGGCGCATTCGCTATTGGCATCATCATTCTGATGGTGGCCTGATCATGGCGATATCACTCAAGCGCACCGGCGCGCTGGCCGGAAATGGCGTTAAGCTGCTCGTCTATGGTCAGGCTGGCGCAGGCAAGACCACGTTAGTCACCACCCTACCCAAGCCGATTATTTTGTCGGCGGAAGCTGGCCTCTTGTCTATTCAAGACGCCGATCTGCCGTTCATCGAAATCAGCAGCATCGACGATCTGCGCGAGGCTTATCAGTTCATCACCTCTGACAAAGGCGATGAATTTCAAAGCGTGGCGCTCGACAGCATTTCAGAAATCGCTGAAGTGATCTTGAATGCTGAAAAGAAAAACACGAAAGACCCGCGCCAAGCATATGGCGCGATGCAAGAACAGGTCGCAGACCTGATCCGCGCCTTTCGCGATCTGCCCGGCAAGCATGTTTACATGTCTGCCAAATTGGAAAAATCGCAGGATGAAATGGGGCGTATTCTTTACGCGCCGTCTATGCCGGGAAACAAAACCGGCCAGCAGTTGCCTTACTTCTTCGACGAAGTGCTGGCGCTGCGTGTCGAACGCGATGCTGAAGGCGTCACCCAGCGCGGGCTGATGTGCGACAGCGATGGCCTCTGGCAAGCCAAAGACCGCAGCGGCAAGCTGGATCAATGGGAAATGCCAGATTTGGGCGCGATCATTCAAAAGATCGGAGGCGGCAATGCTTGATGATCTTTCGACCGAATGGATCGCCGCGAAAGAGGCGGAACGTGTGGCGGTCGAGCGCCGCCGCCAGATCGAGGACAAAATGCTGTCCCTGATTGGCATTGCTGAAAACCTTGATGGCACTGAGACGGCCAACACCGGAGCCTACAAGATCAAGGTTGTTGGTCGCCTCAACCGCAAGGTTGATGGCGATCTGCTTCAGGAAGTCGCCCGCGAAAATGGGCTGGAAGCGCACCTTCCAAGCCTGTTTCGCTGGAAACCTGAAATCAATCTGACCATTTGGAAAGCCGCCGACAAAAGCATCACTGGCCCGCTTTTGGCTGCGATCACCACAACACCGGGCCGCCCATCATTCACAATAACGAAGGAGCAATAAAAATGGCAAACCTTGGTATGACCTTTAAACGCAATGAAATGCCGGAGAATGATCGTTCATACGATCCAATCCCGGCTGGCTGGTATAACGCCACAATCGCATCGACTGAACTGCGCAATACCAAATCAGGCACTGGGCAGTATATATCGGTGCGCTATGATGTGACTGGCCCTAGCCATCAGGGGCGCGTCATTTTCGATAACCTCAACGTGTTCAATCCGAACGCAAAAGCGGAGGAAATCGGACGCCGCCAGCTTGGCGAAATCATGCGGGCAATTGGATTGTCAGACATGCAGGATAGTGATCAGCTTGTCGGTGGCGATCTCTGCATCAAGGTCGCAATCGAAAGTTCTGCGGAATACGGCGACAAGAATGTGGTGAAAGGCTTTCGATCTGTAAACGGATCGGCGCCGCCAGCACCATCCGCCAAGCCTGCACCAGCCGCAAGCGCCCCAGCGCAGAAACGCGCTGCTCCGCCTTGGCAGAAATAAAACTTAATCGCCGGGGCTGCGGCCCCGGCAACATCAATGGAGCGAGAACATGGCCGTTATTCCAAAAGCATTCAACGATATTGTTAGCCTGATTGACGCGGCACACGAGGCGCGGGAAGAAAAGCCGCGCCCTCACATGGGCGCTTCGATTTTAGGACATGCCTGCGACAGGTGGATTTGGCTTTCATTCCGATGGGCAGTGCGCCATAAGTTTCCCGGTCGTGTGTTGCGTCTATTCCGGCGCGGAAATCTGGAAGAACGCACATTCATGAATGATCTTGAAGGTATCGGCGTTGTGTTTTCCAAATCGCAGGCTTACGTCAATTTTGGCTCGCATGTTTCTGGCAGCGCCGACGCGATCATTGAAAGCGGCGTCCCGCTGGCTGAAAAGACCCGCCATGTTGCAGAGTTCAAAACGCACAACAAGAAATCATTTGACGCACTGGAGCGCGAAGGCGTCGAAAAATCCAAGCCCGAACACTGGGCACAGATGCAGATTTATATGGCTGGTCTGAATATAGATCGCGCCTTGTATGTAGCCGTTTGCAAGGATGATGATCGGCTTTATACTGAGCGCGTTAAATATGACGAAAAGGCCGCGACAAAATTGATCGAACGCGGCAAGCGGCTGGCGCTATCTGATCGTATGCCGGAGCCGATCAGCGCCGATCCATCTTGGTATCAATGTAAATTCTGCCCGGCGCATGATTTGTGTCACGGATCAAAACTAACTAAGGAAGTGAATTGCAGAACCTGCGCCCATAGCACAGCGCAGGAAGGCAGCACATGGCGCTGCGAGCGTTTCGATGCTGACGGCATCCCATTCGATCACCAGCTAAACGGATGCGATAGCCATGTGCTTCATCCCGATCTTGTGCCTTGGCAGCTAAAAGAAGGGCTGAATGAATGGACGGCGGTTTATGTGATCGACGGTCAGGACGTTAGCAACGGCGAGCCAGATGCGACGATCTTTGCCAGCCGCGAATTGATCGCAAACGCGACAGGATGCACTAACGACGATGTGAAGAAAATCAGGCGCGATATGCCCGGCGCGGAGGTGGTGGGATGAGACCGCTTTATGAAAGCGAAGCTGATCGCACTGTGGAGCGAGAGGTCATTGAAAAAATGGCATCAATGTGGGGACTTGGCTTTGCTAAAATGAAAATCTCTAACGTGATTGATTTTGCGCTTCTGGACGGCAAGAAGGTTGTAGCCATTGCAGAAGTAAAAAGCCGCAATTATTCAAGCGCAGATATTGAGCGTTTTGGTGGATTGATTTTGAGCGCTGGGAAGATGATGGCAGCGCAAAGCTGGGTTGTGCTGCTTCGAGTGCCATTCGTCCTTGTAGTTAAACTGAAGGACGGCTTATTCTACATGGTGCTTGAGTCAGACGGCGACTGGCCAGAATGGACCGTCGAAATGGCTGGCCGGAAAGACAGGAACGACTGGCAAGACATTGAACCCTGCTGTTTAATCCCGATGAACTTATTCAAGAGGATTTCATGAACCTCCGCGAATATCAGCAACGCGCTATCGACCAGCTTTATGACTGGTTTGAAGCTGGCAACACAGGAAACCCATGCCTCGTAATGCCGACCGGATCAGGAAAGAGTCATGTTATTGCGGCGATCTGCCGTGATGCTATTCAGAATTGGCCGGAAACGCGCATTTTGATGCTGACGCATGTTAAAGAATTGATCGAGCAAAATGCAGAAAAGATGCTGCAATATTGGCCGAACGCGCCGCTGGGAATATTCAGCGCCAGCATTGGCAGGAAAGACCTTGGCGAGCCAATCACGTTTGCAGGTATTCAATCCGTCAGAAAACGAGCGGGCGAAATCGGCTACGTTGATTTGATCATCATAGACGAATGCCATCTGGTTTCGCACGAGGATGCTGGCGGTTATCGCAAATTGATTTCTGATCTTGCTGCCATCAATCCTAAACTGCGCGTGATTGGATTGACCGCCACGCCATATCGGCTTGGTCATGGATTTATAACCGATAAGCCTGCTATCTTTGATGCCTTGATTGAGCCGGTGTCAATTGAAGAACTTGTCTATAAAGGTCATCTAGCTAAATTGAATAGTAAGATTACCAAAACCAAGCTGGATGTTTCCGGCGTTCACAAACGCGGCGGCGAATATATCGAAAGTGAATTGCAGAAGGCAGTTGATACTCAGCTAATCAATTCTGAAGTGGTGCGCGAAGTCATCAGTCGCGCCGAAAATCGCAAGGCGTGGCTGTTCTTCTGCACCGGCGTTGATCACGCGCAGAATATGGCTTCAATGTTATTGTCGAATGGTATCGAGGCGGCTTGCATCACTGGCGATACGCCGAAAAAAGAACGCGAGCGATTGCTGGATGATTTCAAAGCCGGGAAAATCAGGGCGATCACTAACGCCAATGTTTTGACAACCGGGTTTGATTATCCAGACATTGACCTGATCGCAATGGTGCGCCCGACTATGAGTCCGGTCCTTTATCTCCAGATGGCAGGGCGCGGCATGAGACCGAAATCTCACACCGACCATTGCATGGTGTTGGACTTCGCTGGCGTAGTCGAAAAGCATGGACCGATCACAGCAGTGCAACCGCCAAAACGAAAAGGCGAAGGAGCGGGCGATTTCCCTGCAAAAATCTGCGAAGAATGCGGCGAGATTTGCCATATTTCGGTGAAAAAATGTCCTAGTTGCGGTTATATATTTCCGCCGCCAGAGCCAAAGAAATGGCGGCTGCATGATGTTGATATAATGGGAGGAAATGGCACGAATATATCCGTATCATCATGGCGCTGGGAGAAACATATATCCAGATCGTCCGGCAAAGAACTACTTTGCGTTCGATATTATGGCAGGTTGACAGAACCGCCAGTGGCTGAATATTTTGCAATTGGATATGAAGGATATGCTGGGCAGAAAGCCGCGCGCGATTTATACAAGATCGCAATGGCATCGAAAGCGCCTGACGGATGTCTGGCATCTAATGATCTGGGAGCCATCGCGCAGAATATGAACCAATCCAATCCGCCAAATGAAATCAAATACCGGATGGATGGAAAGTATGCTCGCGTGATAGAAAGGAAATGGAGCCATGAACACGAGACCGCCGCAGCCTGAGATTGTAACGCAATGGGAGGAATGGCTTCGCGCAGGACCGCCTCGCTGCTGCCATACTTGCGAGCATTATTCTAAATCTGGAGACTGCATGAAGTTTGATATGCGCCCGCCAGAACAATTCGCAGCAACCCCGGACGCTTGCGATGAATATTTTCAAGAGGTTCCGTTTTGAAAAGCGAGCATCTTGAACAGCGCGAATTTGTAGCATGGTTTCGCCATCGCTATAAAGGCATCAGAATTTTTGCCATACCAAATGGCGGCGCTAGAGGAATTGCCGCCGCTGCCAGATTGAAAGCCGAAGGCGTCAGTGCTGGCGTCCCTGATCTATATATCCCAGCATGGAATGTATGGATTGAAATGAAACGCGCCAAAGGCGGAGTTCTAAGCGCCAAGCAAAAGGACTGGCGCGATTATCTTATATCGTGTGGCCACACAGTGATTGTGGCGAATGGCCAGAATGAAGCGAAGGACAGCATTTTCCTTTTCGCTGAATACGGGAGAACCAAATGAACACAGATGATCTGAATGCCAGATACCTGAAGGCGCAAATGTCGCGCCTTCCAGACTATCGTGATGGCTTCGAAGCCGGTCGCATGTCGATGCGCTGGTGGCTGGCGGCTGGTGGTCTTGTCGGCTTCATGTGGG